CAATTGGATATGATGTATTTGCTAACCAAGGTATATTAAATTCTGTAAGTGGTGTTGTTATGACATTAAATGGTAACACTACTATCACAAGTTTAAAGCAAAATGTACCCACGCAAATTAACATGGGTGGTGGAGCTACTCAACAAGCAGCTGTTAGATTTACAACAAGTGCTGCTGGAGTAAATACATATATTGGCACAAAACAAGTTTATGTTTCTTTACACTGTACAATAACTTTTGATAAACAAGGTTCAGGTGCAGATGATTATGTATTTTACTTTTATAAGAACGGAGTAGTATTGCCTGGTAGTCAAACTCTAGTACGTGCAAATCCTAACGATGCTATTACTATGGTTTATGGTACTCTAATGAATAATTTAGATACTATAGAACTATATGTAGAAAATACAAGTAGTGCTGATGATATGTTAGTAACAGATTTACAATTAGTAATAAGAGAATAATATGTTAATAAAACTTTTTGAAATAGATAATGGAGCCCTTGTTTTAACAGATCACTGTTACACATTGAACTTTTTAAAGGATATAATGGATGAGTATCCAGATAGTCATTTAAGTATATTCAAATACTTGTTCTATATGAGCTGCCCTAATCCGGATATGAATCCTTTCTTTCATTTACCAGAGCATGAGAAAGAGGATATTATTATAGAAGAAGTATCTTTAGAAGAGTCTCCTGAAGATAGTAAGATAAGATTAGCTTTAGACATGTGCTATAAGTTATATGAAACACCTACAATGCGTGCATATATGGGTATTAAGAAAGCTTTAGACAACATGGCAACATATATGGCCAATACGCAAATAACAGATGGTAGAGACGGTAATATTAGCCAAATAAGAGCTGTAGCTAAAGACTTTGATAGCATTAGGCAATCATTTAAGGGAGCATATAAAGATTTAAAAGATGAGCAACAATCATCAGTAAGGGGAGGTCAAGGGTTGGCCTACGATCAAATGTAAAATAAAACCAATGAAAGTAACACCAATAGGTAGAAAAGTATTAATCAAGGATAGACAACCACAGGAATTTTTTCCAGGTACTGATATTATAAATCCAAATACATCAAAAGATTATATGGCAGATGTGATTGCTATAGGTCAGGATGTAACATCTGTAAAAGTTGGAGATATTGTTAAGTATGCGGAATATGCGGAAGGAGTTAGTATGAAACATGATGGTAAAAATCACCAGTTAATTAATGTTGATACTATACTTGCAATAGTAGAAATGTGAAAATAATTCCTACATATTTAAATGGAGATTGGACAACAACTACTTTTGATACTGATCAAGAGTGGTTAGATTTTTTATTGCCCTTATTCAAAGAGCCGGGCAAATATGAATTTGATGAAACAGCTAAAATATTTAATGAAGAAGCTAGAAAATTTAACAATACAGGTGTATACTTAAATGCGCCCATTGGAGGTAAAGATTTTAGAAAGTATTGGGATGCAGAAAAAGCAAAGTGCAGATTGGGTGTAATCTATCAGAATAATGGTAAGACTTGGTATTTAACTAGAGATTACTATATGTGGTTAAATTTTCTTCCCATATATGATAAAGAAGAGAAAGCCTATGGGTTTGCTAAAGTTAGAGATGCTCAATACCATATGGCGCTATATGAAGTAATAGCAGAACTTAGCAATAAACATGCTGCTATATTTAAGAAACGTCAGATAGCTTCTTCTTATTTTCATATGGGTAAAATTATAAATACATACTGGTTTGAAGAAGGTAGTGTATGTAAGATTGGAGCTAGCCTTAAAGATTATATAAATGATAAAGGATCTTGGAAGTTTTTGGAAGAATATAAAGATTTTCTTAATGAACATACAGCTTGGTATAGACCAAGTAACCCGGAAAAGGTTTTACTTTGGCAACAACAAATAGAAGTTAGAGTTGGTAATAGAAAAACAAGCAAAGGTTTAAAATCTAAGATACAAGGCGCATCATTTGAAAAGAATGCAACAACTGGAGTAGGGGGACCTACAACTTACTTCTTTCATGAGGAAGCTGGTATTGCACCTAAGATGGCAGATACATATGAGTATTTACGTCCCGCAATGTCTTCTGGTATGATGACTACAGGTCAATTTATTGCAGCGGGATCTGTTGGTGATTTAGATCAGTGCAATCCTCTTAAGGATATGATTCTTAATCCTATAAATAATGATATATATCCTGTTAAAACAGATCTTTTAGATAAAGATGGTACTATTGGCTTATCTGGTTTATTTATTCCAGAGCAATGGTCTATGCCACCATATATTGATGAGTTTGGTAATTCTAAAGTAGAAGAAGCTTTAGAAGCTATAATGACTGAAAGAGAAGATTGGAAAAATAAGCTAAATCCTGAACAATATCAGTTAAGAATATCTCAGAAACCAACGAATATTGCAGAAGGATTTGCTTATAGAAAGGAATCTATATTTCCACAAGGTATTATATCTAAGCAGCTTAAAAAAATTGAAGATAAAGAGTATTCATATGAACATATAGAACTTGAAAGAACTCAAGATGGTATAACAGCATCAATTAGTAGAAGAAATCCAATATCACAGTTTCCTGTAGATAAAAAGATGCAAGATAAAAGAGGTGTTCCTGTTGTGTATGAAAGACCTGTAAAGAATGCTGAGTTTGGTATGTACTATGCATCTATTGACCCTGTATCAGAAGGTAAGACTACTACATCAGATTCATTGTGTAGTATTTTTGTCTATAAGAATGCAGTAGAGGTGAGAAGAGATACATTAGATGGTATTGAGACTTTTGTTGAACCTGATAAACTTGTGTGCGCTTGGTCAGGCAGATATGATGATATAAACAAAACTCACGAGCAATTACTTTTAATAATTGAATGGTATAATGCTTGGACTGTAGTTGAAAATAACATCAGTCATTTTATAAACTACATGGTATCTAAAAAGAAGCAAAAGTATTTAGTACCTAAGAGTCAAATGGTTTTTTTAAAAGATTTAGGATCAAATAGATCTGTATATTCAGAATATGGCTGGAAGAATACAGGAACTTTATTTAAATCACATCTTATATCATACGCTATAGAATTTTTAAGAGAAGAAATAGATCAAGAAGTTGATGATGATGGCAATGTAATAAAGAAGACTTTAGGTATTGAAAGAATACCAGATCCAATGTTGCTAAAAGAAATGCAGCAATACTACCCAGGATTAAACGTGGATAGACTTGTTGCCTTTTCAGCTTTAGTTGCTTTTGTCAAAGTACAACAAGCAAATAGGGGTTACGCAAAGAGAAGAGAAAGCGAGAAACCCTTGCAAAAGTCAGAAAATTTGTATAAATTAAAGAGTAGTCCGTTTAGAAATTTAGGACGTAATAAATCTACGCGTACTAAGAAGCCTAGATCAGGATTTAAGAACTTAAGATAACTATGAAAGTATTTAATGCATTACAGTTAAAAAATGGAGCTAAAGGTGATGGTTATCCTACATCTTCCAGCTTAACTCAACCAATACAATTTCTTCCTGCAAAAAAGAAAGATGATGATTGGTATGCTTGGAACTTAGATTGGCTTGAATTACAAGGCTTAGAGTTTCTAAGAAGAAATGCAAGAAAGCTTTTAAAAAATTATAAACTAGCAAAGGGTATAATTGATAAGACTGATTATATTGTTGAAGAAGATAATGAACAAAGACAATTAATAGACGTACTTACAAAAGAAGATGAAAGTGCGCTTGAGTTGAAGTTTTATCCAATCATACCTAATGTTGTTAATGTATTATGTGGTGAGTTTGAGAAAAGATATTCTAAAGTCCAGTTTAGAGCTGTAGATGATCTCTCTTATAATGAGATGCTTGAGCAGAAACGGGCAATGGTAGAAGAGAATCTTTTAGCAGATGCGCAAGCTCAACTTATGTCAAAGATGTTAGAAATGGGAGCTGATTTTCAATCAGAAGAAGTTCAGCAGCAAATGTCACCTGAAAATTTAAAGTCTCTTCCTGAGATAGAAGATTTCTTTTCCAAAGATTACAGGAGCATGGTAGAAGAGTGGGCTAGTCATCAGTTAAATGTTGATGAGGAGAGATTTAAAATGCAAGAGCTTGAGGAAAGAGGCTTTAGAGATATGCTTATTACAGACAGAGAGTTTTGGCATTTTAAAATGTATGAAGATGACTATGACGTTGAACTATGGAATCCGGTTTTAACATTCTATCAAAAGTCACCAGATGTAAGATATATATCAGATTCAAACTTTGCAGGTAAGGTTGATTTAATGACTGTTGCAGATGTTATAGATAAGTATGGATATCTAATGAATGAAGGTCAACTTCACTCATTACAAGAAATTTATCCTGCAAGATCTGCTCTATACCAAGTTAACGGTATGCAAAATGATGGATCTTACTATGATCCATCTCAATCACATGAATGGAATACTAATCAGCCGGGTCTGGCATATAGACAATTTGTAAGTAATTGGTCTGATGATCCTGCTAGAGGTGGTGATATTGTTAGTATGATCCTAAATGAAAGCGATGATGTCACTACATGGGGTGAAGCTGAGTTAATGCGTGTAACAACAACTTATTGGAAGACTCAAAGAAAAGTAGGACACCTTACAAAGATTGATAAAACAGGAGAGATATTTCAAGAAATAATTGATGAAACATTTAAGGTTACAGAAAAACCTATATATGATACTTCAATATTTAAACAAAAAAGCAAAGATAACTTAGTTTATGGTGAGCACGTTGAGTGGATATGGATAAATGAAGTTTGTGGTGGTGTAAAAATTGGACCAAATCTTCCTGCATTTTGGAGATCTAATATGGGAGATAATATAAATCCAATATACTTAGGTATTAATAGAAAAAAACCTGGACGTGTTCCTTTCCAATTTAAAGGTAATAGTACACTTTACGGATGCAAGCTTCCTGTAGAAGGAAGAGTCTTTTCTGATAGAAACACAAAGTCAACTTCATTAGTTGATTTAATGAAGGCATATCAAGTTGGTTATAACATGGTTAATAATCAAATTGCTGATATCTTAGTTGATGAACTTGGTACAGTTATAATGTTTGATCAGAATGCATTGCCTAGGCATTCAATGGACGAAGATTGGGGTAAGAATAACTATGCTAAAGCATGGACTGCTATGAAAGATTTTAGCATGCTTCCTTTAGATACATCTATTACAAATACAGAAAATGCTACAAACTTTAATCACTATCAGACTCTAAATATGGAGCAGACTAGTAGATTAATGTCTAGAATACAATTAGCTAATTATTTTAAACAACAAGCTTTTGATGCTATTGGTATAAATCCACAAAGACTTGGTGCTCCAGTTGCACAAGAAACAGCAACAGGTGTTACACAGGCTCTTAATCAGTCATATGCTCAAACAGAGATTTATTTTACTCAGCATTCTGATCATTTAATGCCTAGAGTTCATCAAATGAGAACTGATTTAGCTCAGTTTTATTATAGTAATAATCCAAGTATTAGACTTCAATATATTAGCTCTAAAGCTGAAAAGGTAAACTTTACTATAAATGGTACTGACTTACTACTTAGAGACTTTAATATTTTTGCTACAACAAAGACAAATCATAGAGCTGTTCTTGATCAATTAAAACAAATGGCATTAACTAACAACACAACAGGTGCTAGCATCTATGATTTAGGTAATGTTATCAAAGCTGAATCTATTGCAGAGGTTTCAGATATTCTTAAAGATGCTGAAATGAAAACTCAAGCTCAAAGACAGCAAGAAATGCAGCAGCAACAGCAAATGCAAGAACAGCAAATTCAAGCTAAACAACAAGAAGAGCAAATGAAACTTCAATTTGAGCAGCAGGAAAATGAAAAAGAAAGACAAAAAGATATTACTGTTGCTGAAATTAAAGCTGCTGGATATGGTCAAGGTCAAGATGTAAATCAAAACTTAGTAAGTGACTATACTGATGCTATGGAATCTATTCAAAAAACATCTCAATACAGAGATCAAATGAATATGAAGAGAGAACAGTTTGCAATGAAAGCATCTCAAGATCAAGATAAAATGCAGGTTGATAAAGAGGCTTTAGCAACTAGAAGAGATATAGCTAATACAGAACTTGAAATAGCAAGAGAGAATAAAAATCAATATGATTTAAAAGCTAAAAAAGATAAAAAAGATAAATAATGCAAATACTACAAACAATATTAAGCTTAATTAATAGAGATAGATTTATATCAGAAATAAAAGATGATGATGTAGTTCATATTGCGAGAAATACTTCAGCAAATAAAATTCCAGAATATGATTCTAAAATAATATCAGGAAGTGTTTTAAAAAGTCAATTAGCAGGACCGCAAGGTGAGCCAGGTGCAACTGGGCCGACAGGACCTCAAGGCCCTCAAGGTATTCAGGGTGTACCGGGTACTCCAGGAGCTACAGGTTTAAACTTTTTAGGGGCATTTGATAATACAGTAGGTTACTCTAAAGGAGATGTAGTATTTTTTGGTGGTTCTAGCTATGTAGCTAAGTTTGCTATTCCAGCACCAACTCCTCCATCAGTTTTACCAGATCCTCCTAATACAGATTGGGATTTTTTAGCATTGCAAGGTTTACAAGGACCTCAAGGTGTTCCAGGATCAGGTTTTAG